TCTTACTATCAAGAGAAGAGATTCTGATGTCAGACTTTGATCTTCCGACAAGAATTGAATTTTGTGTAATGTTGACATTTGGCTTTACTTCTTCTTTAAATGCAGAACCTCCAGTACTAAAACTACATGCAAAAACTCTATCTAAAACCCAGTGCTTTTTGATTGAACCAAAGTCTCCTTGTTTTACTATTGGATGATATACAGATGCCTGCATTGGAAACATAAAATCTGGTGTCTCACAAACTGTCATTACAACACACCAATTTTTGTAATAGACTTAGCATACTTAGAAAGTATCTTATCTACGATTATATTTCCTGTTCCTTCGAAAAGACCCTTGTCAAACTGAATTCTAAACTGATCTGTATTGTAAGAAGAAATGAATCTCTTGTAATAGTCTAACTTGCCACAACGAATATCATCTATAAGCATTAGTGTTGCTTCTTTAATGTCAAGAGGAACTACTTTAAATCCCGTTTCTAAAACAAAAGTAAAGTCTGATTGGTTGTCAAAGGAGTTGCCATAGCCAATTGGTCCAAGCCAGTCTGATTGGGCAGTTGGTAAAAACAAAGGAGCCTGCTCTGATCTATTGTATTCTTCTCCTGGCAAATCTTTAATAACCGCAGTTCCATTATCACTTAACTTAAAGGTAATTCCAAAAATTGCTGGGGTTGCTAGACTGGTGTCATAGTGAAGAATGTTGTCTTGATATACTTTTAAAACTTTATGACTTTTATAGTTAATTGGTGCATAGTCAGTTCCAAGTCCTACATACTCAATTATTTTCTTTTTATAATAAAATCCCTCTTCAAGAACTGCGTCAATAATAGATCTTGCTAAAAATTCTTGTTTTTTATATTCTGCAATTTCAGTTGCTGTAGTTGCTAAATCATTTGGATCAGCATATGGTCTATAAATTTCAAGGCTATCTTGAACAACAATGTCTGCGCCTGCTCCACTTTCGGCTTCATAGATTGTAAGGGTATAAGATCCATCATATTTTACGTAGTCGTCATCTAAAACATAAGATATTTTTTTGTTGGCATTTGAGGTAACTTCTTCTTCAATTTCTGTAAAATCTGGGCTTTCAATAACTAATAAATAATCAGCATAGGCATTTGGAACATCATAGGTAATAGTGATTGGGTATGGCGGAAGTCTCAGTACTTGCATTATTTAATACCATAGTGCTTTGCAAGTTCTAAAGCGCTGGCCTCTCTAACTGATTTGTGTTGTAGGTATATATCAAGAAATTCTGTTTTAACAATATTATACCCTCTATCTATGTGTCCGTATGTATCAAAATAAAGGTTTTTATCAGAGTAGATTACTGCCTGACTGTTTTGTTCTTTTACTTCAACAATCTTTTCTTGAGTTGTTTTCTTTGCAGTTGACATTTTACTCCTTTGTTATTATTATATCAGATTTAATTAAAAAGGGCAGAGAACGAATCCCCTGCCCTAGATAATTGCTTAATGATTAGGAAGCAGCAATGTCCTTGTAGGCAATTGCATCTTCTTCTTCAATTTGAACACCAAAACGTACGAATACGGTGTATTCAATTGTATCTTTCTTTGGAACATATTGACGATTGACGGTAATATCCCGTTGGAATCCCCAAATACGGTTCTGTGGGAAAGTAAGATCGACATAATCTGCTGGGTAGTAAGGAACTTCCATTACGTCAACGCCAAGTACACGAGTGGTACGGGCTCCTCCGAATGTTTGTCCTACGCCATCAAGATAGTCTTGACGATTTGCTTGTGTGCTACCATTACGGCTTGAGAAAGCCTCAGAAATAGCATCTGCAAGAGTACCGTTGTTACGTACGATGCTTTGGAAAACATCTGTACCTGCATAGAACTTAAGATTGTTCTTAAGTGCACGATACTTACGTGGCATTGCATTGATAATGCCTTGCATAACTGGAGTTGTCCAGTTATCGCTTGTAACTGCTGGAAGAACTGAATCGTGTGCATCTCCATTAGTTGTAGTTTTCTTAACAAAGCCTTCCATAATAGAAAGGAATGATCCTGTTGAACCATCTCCGTTAATAGCCAAGTCTTCGATATCATTACCGAATGCGTTGGTCATCAAACGAACAAGATGATCTTCAAGAGCAGCCCCTTCAATATTATCTTCTAGACCTTCTGATGTAACTTCCCAATCAAGACGAATCTTTTTGGTTGTCAATTCTACTTTAGAAAAAGTAGCACCAGCGTTTGTATATGCACCACTGCCTTGAGCAGCAGCACGAATTACACGCTCACCAACGTTAACTTTTTCAAGTTCCATTGTGTTAGCACGCATTGTTACACGACGGCCATCCTGTGCGAGTACTGTTGCATCCCAAACATAGTCGATAAAACGACGTGCTTGTTCTGGACGAAGAATACCGCTACCAGCATCACCTGAAGGGTTTACTGCGTTTGCGCCTGTTGTTACGCCTGCTAGTGCGACTGGAATATTTCCAAGTTCTCCACCATCACCGTAATTTCCCGGTACGTTTGCTGCTGCGTCTGAACCTGATGCGAATGCACCCTGACCTTGGTAAAGGCCTGGAGTTGTTCCGCCCAGTTGTCCGCTTGTACCTGGCTGGTTTTTCTTAATTTCTTCCGACATTATTACACCTCCTAAGTGATTTATCTAAATAGATCGGCTGTTTTGAGGAAACGTCCGCCCCATAGGGATTTCTCAACCATTACTGGTTGTAACTGTACGACCTCGCCGAGATCGCCAGACTTTCGGAAAGCGGTATCAGATTCTACTGATTCCATTCTCTTTCCAAACTCGTTAACTGCACCGTTTGTTTCAACTAGTGCATTTTGTGTATTAACAATTTGTGACTTTGTGTCAGCAACTTGTTTGTTTAAATCTGCAACTTCTGTCTGTAAAGACTTTACTGTTGCAAGTAGATCGCTAAAGGCTGATGTAAGAGTATTCTTAACTTCTGTTACTGCCTCAACAATAACATCGTCTGCTTTAGATACTTCTGTAGCAACTTCTTCAATAACTTCTGCTACTGCTTCAACTGTGTCTGCTTTTTCTGCTTCCACAACTGTTTCCGCTGCTGGTGCATCTTCTGCAACAACTTCTGTAACAGGAGCATCAACTACGGCATCTGCCTCTGGAGCAACCTCAACATTTTCAACTGCAATATCAGATTTTTCAACAATCTCTGCTACTACTTCTGTTGTTTCTGTCATAGGACTTACCTCCTTGGTAATCTTAGAAGTGGTAATGCCTTTAGCACTATCGACTAAGAACTTTATCATATTGATTTTTTCATTATCCGTTTTTTCAACGAATCCTATATTTTTCATTTCATTGCCAGTTGTTGGACTGATTTCTTTTTCATTTTCTGAAACCATAACAATTCCAGTTTCTGAATCCCAAAAAACATTTTCTAAGGTTGTATTATCACCTTTAATTACTGCAACTCCGTCTACTTTTTCAACAGACATAATGTTTGCAAATTCATTTGCTGGAGAGTCTACAAGACTTAACTCAACAAGATCATAATCTTTAATAATTCTAATTTGAGAATCTAACTTCTCATCAAAAGCGTCGTCCCATTTGTTCATTTTTCCACCAATAGAAAAACCTGTTAGTGTGCCATCCAAAACCTTTTCCCATGTGCTTTGAGCACCTTTAGAGACATAAGCGGAAACGAAAACACCGTTATAAAACTTCTTTGACTCTGAATCAAAATATTTGTCTTGCTTAAATGAAACCATTTTGCCTACTGCTAATGGTTGATGCATTTCTCTTATGTTACCTCGAAAGTTTTCAAATGCCTTCATGCTGGCTTCTGTAGTTACAATGTCCATTTGACGATCTAAGTTATCTAATGAGGCAAAGCCTGAAACAATGCGGCGTTGTTTATCAACCTTACTAAAAGGCATAGAAAGGCGGACATTCTCGCCTTCTGTATTCCATTGGGCTTTTAATATAGACATCGTACTATACATTATAGAGCCCTTTTATACACAAGTTATAAACATGTTATAAACAGTGTAACTAGGTTGAAGATCTACCCTCGCCCTTTGGATTTCTACCACTTACAGTTGCAGATCCATCGGACTGATTATTAAGTCTTTCGCCATCTCTTGCACGATTGGCATCATTATTCATAGTCTCTGGTTTGGCTACAAATGGTTCGTCTCCACCGTCTCTTTGTGGAAGACCCAGTGCCACTCTTGCCTCATTAGGCATCATAATCTGTGTTTTTAC